AAATCAATTTATAGTAGACAATACACCATCAACTAACTCATTCCATAATTACAGAGGTACAAATGGTTTATCTTATTTAGATTTAAAACCAGCTATTAAATTACAGTTAATAGTTGACGCTATAGAAGCTAAATACCCGTCAATAAATTTTAGTTCTGATTTTTTTAATCAGTCACCATTTACAAAAATGTATTTATGGTTACACCGTGAAAAAGGACTTATAACTTCCGGTAATGATACGCAAAACTTTTCACTTAGCGATAATGATTGGGTGCTTGATACAGGTACTAATATAATACCACCAGACCAAGCATATGTATACGATTTTGATTGGACAGTTACACCTGTGAGCGGTACAGGTGATTATAGTGTTACTGTATTTGATAATGTATCTGGTACAGAAATATTTTCTAGGAATAATGTATCTGGAACAAAGGTATTTTCTTTTAATATAGATAATACAACGGGAACAAGACCATATCTTTTAGACTATAAGATTGAAACCGAAGGAGGTTTAACTTCATTCACCACATCATTATCTGTGTTTTCTACAGAAGCAGGCGGAACTGTCGGTACTTATACAAGTCCTAACGCAACTGAGAGTATGGTTGGAACAATAGAAATATCTGCTCAAATGCCTAAAATGAAGATTATTGATTTTTTATCTTACATTTTTAAAATGTTTAATCTTACTTCTTATGTTGAAAATGATATAATTATTGTTAAGCCTTTAGACGATTATTATTCAACAGGTGCAGAGCGAGATATTACAAAATACATAGATACTTCTACATCGACAATAGACAGAGCTTTACCTTACAGTGAAATAGATTTAAAATATTCAGAACCTAAAACGTTTCTAATAAAAAAAGCAAATGAAATAAGCAGTTTTGAATTTGGTAATTTAACGTATGACGGAGATGGTTTTTTTGATGGTGGGAAATATGATATATCAATAAAGCTAGAGCATATGATGTATGAGCGTATGAGTAACCAAATTACAGGAAGCCAAACCGAAATACAATGGGGTTGGTTTGTGGATAGTAAAGAAGATTCCACTATTGGAGAACCTTTATTTTTCTTTAATGAAAATAGAACGATGTCAACGGCTGCAATTAAATGGGGTGTATCTAGTGAAGCAACTTATAACAACGCTAGTAATGTTATTGATGATGATAGTATAACTTTAAATTTTGGTGCTGAGGTTGATGAATACACTGGTATTGTAAACACCTCTAGTTTATTCAATGAATATTATAATACTTATGTTACTGATTTATTTAATATAAAAAGTAGAATTATAAAATTAAAAGCGTTTTTACCTTTATCTTTTTTATTGAATTATACGTTGGCGGATACTGTTATAATAAATGGGAAAAAATATAAAATTAATAGTATAAATACAAAACTTCAAACAGGAGAAAGTAATTTAGAATTGATAAATGAAATATGATAGTATTAAAATTATTAAATATCGACAACTTTTATAGTAGTTCTGAGGTTATAGAAATAGCTAAAGGAAAATATAAACTAGCTGAAAATTTAAAAGAGGGTTTTAAACAAGTTAAACGAGCGTACTATGAAAAAAGAAGTAATTGAGATAGTAGCCAAAACAGGCGAAGCATTAAAAGATATTAAAGAGTTATTCTCTACAATGGTTGATGCTGAAAAAGAAGCTCAAAAGCAAACAGATAAAACTATTGAAGGTGTTAAAGATATTGGTAAATCATCAAAAGCTACTGAAAAAGAAGTGGGTGGTATTGCTAAGGGTTTTAGGGGTGTTGGTTTAGCAATTAAAGCTGCTGGTATTGGTTTGTTAATTGGAGTTATGAACTCTTTAAAAGATATTTTTAGCCAAAATCAAAGAGTAGTAGATTTATTTAGTACAGCTTTTGAAACTTTTTCTATTGTTGTTAATCAAGTTGTAACAGCTTTAATTGATACTTATGACGCTATTGCTAAAAGTTCTGAAAATTTTGATGCTTTAGGTAAGGTTGTGAAAGGTCTTTTAACTCTTGCTATAACGCCATTAAAATTAGCTTTCTTTGGTATTAAATTAGGTGTTCAGCAAGCGCAATTAGCTTGGGAGCAATCTTTTTTTGGAGGTAATGATAAAGAAAAAATAGCAGAATTAACGGTTGGTATTTTAGAAACTAAATTAGCATTAGTTGAAGTAGGTGAAAAAGCCATTGAAGCTGGTGGTAATATTGTTTCAAACTTCGGAGAGGCAGTTGGTGAAATTGGTAATATAGCAACAGTAGCATCTGAAAAAATAAGTAAAGTAAGTATTAAAGCCGCTTTTGAAACTGCTAAAACAAATATAGAATTAAAAAAGTCAGCAGAAATTGCAGCGGCACAACAATCTTTATTAATTGAAAGATATGATTTAGCAGCAGAAAAGCAAAGACAAATAAGAGATGACGAAAGAAATAGTATAGAAGATAGAAAAAAAGCAAATGATGAATTAAATCTAGTTTTAGATAAGCAAGAGATTGCTATGACTAAACAAGCTAATTTACAAATAGCAGCAGCGGCAGCAGCTGATAAATTAAATAGTACAACAGAAACACAAGTAGCATTAATTGAAGCACAAGCAAATGCAGAAGGTGTATTAGCACAAGTGGCAGGTTTTAGAAGTGAGCAACAAGCAAATGATTTAGCACTATCAAAAGAGCAAATAGAATTAAATAAAGCAATTGGTGAAAGTGAAAGTTTATTATCTATTGAACGTAAAAGATTTGATGCAGAGCAAATAATAAATAAATTATCACAATTAGAAAAGTTAAAAGAAGTAGACGCTTTAGAACAGGAGCAAGAACAAATAAGGTTACAAAATTTAATAGATAATACCAACGCAGGAACACAAGCGAAAATAGATGCGCAAATTGTTTTAGATGAATTTAATGAACAATCTAGGCAAACAAATATAGAAAGGAATAGAGAGATAGCAGCTGAAGAAATTGCAATGTCTAAACAAAAGATAAAAGACAAAGGTATGGTTGTCGATGCTATCTCACAATTTGCAGATGCTGAGTCAGGAGTTGGTAAAGCATTATTAATTGTAAAGCAAGGTTTAGCACTTCAAGAAACAATAATGGACTTAAAAAGGATAACTTTTAAAGGTATTGAAGCAGTTGGTTCAGCGGGTGTTTCAACAGCTCAAAATGTTGCTGAAAGTTCAAAAATTGGTTTCCCTTGGAATATCGTAACAATAGCTGGAGCTATCGCTCAGGGTGTTGGTATTATTAGTTCAGTAAAATCAGCAGTATCTAAAACTAAAGCAAAAGCAGGAGGAGCATCAGCATCAGTTCCACAAATACCACAAGCATCAGCACAAGCACAAGCTCCACAGTTTAACGTAGTAGGTACAAGTGGAACAAATCAATTAGCGAGTGCAATAGGTGAGCAAACACAAGAGCCTGTTAAAGCATATGTTGTAGGTAATGATATTACAACTCAGCAAGAGTTAGATAGAAACATTGTAGATAGCGCAACTTTTGGGTAGTATAAAAATATAACAAATTAACAAAAATATAGTTTATTAAAAAAATAAAAGTATGGATAAATTAGAGGTAATAGAACTTTTTATTAATGAAGATGAATTAAAAGATGGAGTCGAAGCTATTAGTTTAGTTGAAAGTCCAGCTATTGAAGAAAACTTCGTCGCATTAAATAAACATAAAGTAGAATTTAAAACTATTGATGAAGAAAAAAGAATAGTTATAGGTTTGGCTTTAGTACCTGATAAAGAGATTTACAGACGCCAAGGTGAACACGAATTTAATATCGTATTCTCTAAAGATACCGTACGAAAAGCGAGTGAATTATATCTTAAAAGGCTTAAAAATAACAATGCAACTTTAGAACACGAAACCGAAGTTAAAGATGTTAGCGTTATTGAGAGTTGGATAGTGCAAGATGTTAATGTTGACAAGTCTAAATTATATGGGCTTAATGCTGTTGAGGGTGCGTGGGTTGTTACTATGAAAATAGATAATGATAAAGTTTGGCAAGATGTTAAAAATGGAAAATATTTAGGATTTAGCATTGAGGGTTTTTTCTCAGACCAATTAGAAAAGGAAGTTAAAGATGAATTAACAGCAGAAGAAAAAGAAGCTATTGAGTTTGTGAAAGTGATTGAAGAAATGATAAATAAATACGATAATGAGTAAAGCTATTTTTTGCAGATGTAAAGGTACTTATGTAATGGAGTGCGATAAAAAAGATTGTCCATATCCGGAATATTGGAAACAGGGCATAGGTGATATAGGTGGTAAGGTTGCATCACCAGAAGAAGATTGAAAATATAACAAATCATTTAACAAATTGTTTAATAATAAATATTTAAATATGAAACAAACAAAAATTATTAACTCCATTAAAACGCTTTTAAGCATTCCTATTAAGTTGGAACAAATGAAGCTGGATAATGGAACGATTATCGAGGCTGAAATTTTCGAGCCTAATGCTGAGGTGTTTATCGTCAATGAAGAAGAGCGTGTTGCTTTACCTATTGGTGAATACATTTTAGAAGACAGTATGGTTTTAGTAGTAGCCGAAGAGGGCATTATTGCTGAAATTAAAGAAGCTGAAGCACCAGCAGAAGATGCACCTGATGAGGTTGCAGCAGAACCTGAATTGGAAGCTGAAACAGCAAGTCCTAAAAAAATAGTTAAGTCTATTAGTGAAGAAATGTTTTTCGCTGAAATTGATAAACTAAGAAATGAAATAGCAGAATTAAAGCTATCTAAAGAAGAGCCTATTGAAGAAGTTGTAGTTGAATTAGCTGAAGAGGTTAAACCAATTGTAGCATCTCCGGAGTCTAATGTTGAAAAGAAAAATATAAATTTACATTCACAAAAGAAAGGGCTAAGTATACAAGATACTGTATGGTCTAAAATATCTAATATTAAATAACAATAAATAATAATAAATATGGCAACAACAACATCAATTACAACAACTTATGCTGGTGAAGCAGCAGCTGGCTATATTTCAGCGGCTTTGCTATCAGCAAACACAATCGAAAACGGTGGAATATTAGTAAAACCGAATATTAAATACAAAGAAGTAATTAGAACTTTATCTACGGATGGACTTGTGGCAAATGCTACTTGTGATTTTGCAGATACTTCTACAATTACAACTGCTGAAAGAATTATACAACCTGAGTCTTTTCAAGTTAATTTAGAACTTTGTAAAGCGTCTTTTAGAAGTGATTGGGATGCTATGAGTATGGGTATTTCTGCTTTTGATAATATTCCTAAAAACTTTCAAGATTACTTGTTAGGTTATGTAGCTGCTAAAGTAGCAACTAAAAACGAAACTAACATCTGGCACGGTGCAACAGCATCAGCTGGACAATATGATGGTCTTGTAACTTTAGCAACTGCTGATGCAACTGTATTAGACGTAGTGGGAACAACTGTAACAGCGGCTAACGTAATAACTGAACTTGGTAAAGTGGTTGATAAAATTCCAGCTTCTTTATATGGTGATGCAGATTTAAAAATCTTTGTCTCTCAAAGCGTTGCTAGAGCATACGTTAGAGCTTTAGGTGGTTTTTCAGTAGCTGCAACAGCAAACGCTGGTGTTGACGGAAAAGGAACAACTTGGTATAATGGTGGAGAAGGTTTATCTTTTGACGGTGTACAATTATTTGTAGCGAACGGATTAACAGCTAACTATATGATGGCTGCAAAATCTGATAACTTATGGTTTGGTACGGGACTTTTATCTGACTTATCTTTTGCGAAAGTGTTAGATATGGAAGATTTAGATGGTTCTCAAAATGTTAGAGTAATTCTAAGATATACAGCAGCGGTTCAATATGGTATCGGTAAAGAGATAGTTTTATACACTCCTGCATAATTAATAATAATCATATAGGGTAGTTTCGGCTACCCTTATAAAACACATAAAATATATGGCTTGTGATATAACACTTGGAAGATTAGAACCTTGTAAAGACTCTCAAGGGGGTTTGAAAGCTGTTTATTTCATTAATTATGATAGTGGTTTATTTGCTAACTTTACTATAGTATCGGAAGAAATAACCGCTTTAACAGCTCCAGTAACTTGTTTTAAATACGAGTTAAAAGGTGCTAATACATTTGATGAAGCAAACGAGAATAGTAGAGATTTAGGTACTTCTTTTTGGACAGGTACGGGAACATTCGTATTCAAAAAACAAGATTTAGCGACTCAAAAAGAATTGAAATTATTAGCTAGTGGTAGACCTCAAATAATCGTAGAAGATTACAACGGTAACTTTAGACTAGCGGGAATGAAAAATGGTGCTGAATGTGCTGTTAGTACTGCATCAGGTGCTGCAATGGGTGACTTAAACGGTTATAATATTGTTGCAACAACCCAAGAGGGTGATATGGCTTCATTTATTGACGCTACATTAATGGATAACGCAGCTGGATTTGTAATTACAGAAGGAGTTTAGATTTTTCATAATTTGGGTTTTAGTTTAACCCGCATCATTAATTTGGTGCGGGTTTTTAACTATACTTCATTTAATTATTTATTTAAAGTCCTATAAAGTTCTATTTTTTTATTTAACCAAGGTCTTATCATTTCTATTGAAGTTAACATAGGACTTTTTTCCATTGCTAAAACTTCTAACTCTTTTAATATGTATTTCATTTCTTTTTCATTTCCTTTTATCTTGCTATTAGCAAAACTACAAACTTGATTTATAGTGTAAGCGGTAAACGCTTTACTTTTGTATTTATTTTTTAATTCATATAAATTTTTAAATAAGTAATCACTAAATTTTTTATCGCTAAATTTACTATTACCATCTCTGTAAATAGAATTGCATCCTGAGTTAAAATAAATATTTATTAAATTACCAACAGAAAAAACATCTTTTGTCGCATAATATTTTTTAAGTACTGATTTATATTTTGTGTTTGTTCTTGCAAAACTTTTTAAATAATCTAATGAGTTCCATTTTCTATTAGAATTATTTAAACTTATAATAGTTTTTTGATATTCG